AACCCAGGCCTACTTGCCCCTTACCAGTTTGGCAAGCCTGATCCGTTCCAGGAGCTCATTACTAAGCTTCGCAGCGATGATTCGAAAGAGTCTTACGAGTTGGCGAAGAAGCTCTATCCTAAGATGCGATCTTATGCAGCAGTTATTGTTCGAGGCGAGGAAGACAAGGGCGTTCGACTCTGGTCTTTCGGCAAGACCGTTTATCAGGATCTGCTAAAGATCATGCTTGATGCTGACTATGGCGACATTACCGATCTCAACGAGGGCTTTGATATCAAGGTTAGCTGCACCAAGCAGCCTGGTCGCATGTGGGCTGAGACATCAGTTCGTCCTCGACCTAAGTCGACTGCCCTATCGACCGATAAGAAGCAGATCAAAGAGTGGACTAGCAACATTCCTAATCTAGATGAAATGTATACCTGTAAGTCGTATGATGAGCTTGAGAAAATCATCAATACTTGGCTTGAGGATCCAAATGCCGACGACGGGTCGACTCGTGGCTTTTCGTCTAACAACACAGAGTCTACTAGCAGCTCTAGTTCCACCAGCAATACGTCAACAATGAAAGACTTGGACGACGCTTTTGCGGATCTCGAAAATCTCTAATTCTCTAAAACCATAGAGAACGAACTGGGCGGCATGCAAAAAGTGTGCGGCCCAGTTTTGTTTAATAGCCTTTCTAGCTCTATAATCACTCAGGAGGTTTGATAGATGGCAAAAAAGAAAAATAACGCAATGGATAGCTTCACAGAAGATCTGATCAAGTCGATCAATAAGGATCACGGATCGAAGATCGCCTACAATCTCGAGCACGATGTTTCTCCGACGCATGTCAAGCGCTGGATCAAAACAGGATCAACACAGCTCGATTACATTATTTCTAATCGAAGAGATGGCGGCATGCCAGAAGGTCGAATCGTAGAGATCTTCGGCCCTCCATCTATTGGCAAGTCACACATCGCAATTCAGATTGCAAAGTCTACGCAAGATATGGGTGGCATCGTTGTTTACATCGATACAGAGAATGCGACTAGCGTAGAAAACCTTTCTTTACTAGGTGTTGACATTAGTAAAAGATTTGTTTATGTCGATACTCATTGTACCGAAGAGGTTTTGGCTATTGCTGAATCGACAATTCTAAAAGCCAAAGCAATGGACAAAGATGTTCCAGTCACTATTATCTGGGATTCTGTCGCAGCAACTTCTCCTAAAGCAGAGTTGATTGGTGATTACGACAAAGAAACTATCGGCTTGCAAGCTCGAGCAATTTCAAAAGGCATGCGAAAAATCACAGGCGTGATTGCAAATCAAAACGTTTTGATGATTTGCTTGAATCAGATTCGAACCAAAATTGGAGTCATGTATGGAGATCCTACTACTACACCCGGCGGTAAGGCAATCCCTTTTCACTCGTCTGTACGAATCAAATTGGGTGCAGGACAACAAATCACCAACAAAGACAAAGAAGTGATTGGAATCAATGTCTCTGCTAAGACAATCAAGAACAAAGTCTCTGCGCCATTCAGAACTTGCAATTTTGAGATTCACTTTGGGGTTGGCATCAAAGAGCACGAGCAGTTGTTTGATGTTCTTCGAAAAGCTGGCGAAACTACAGTCAACGGTAAAACCATTGCAATTTCAGGCACTGGTGCTTGGAAGACTTTGATGGTCAGCGATGCCGAAACTGGAGAGGTTATTGTAGAGAAAAAGTTCTACAAAGCTGATTTTGATCAAGTTTTGGCAGACCCAGAGTATAAACAATACATTGAAGACTTGACAGAACAGGCTTTCGTAAAGAAAATGAAAGATCCTGATGAGATCGACATTGATACTGAATCTTACGAAGAAGTAAGAGCTGTTGCAGATGATATGGAAGAAGCCTTGGCTGATCTAGACATTTGATTTCTTGGAGTTTTTGAATGAAAAAGGAGACTGCTATCGATAAGCCAGTTCTTCTTGTTGATGGCCTGAATGTCTTTATGAGACATTTTTGCGCAAATCCGTCGATGTCCGAAAATGGAGAACATGTCGGCGGATTTGTAGGCTTCATCAAAGGCCTGGGTTTGCTTTGTGAAAAATTTTCACCTCAGCGCATTATTGTAGTCTGGGAATCTGGAGGCAGCAACAGGCGCCGAGCAATTATGGGCTCGTACAAATCTGGCAGGCGGCCAGCTGCATTGAATCGTTACTATGAGAACGACATTCCAGCTACAGCAACCAACCATACGATGCAAGTTAATATGCTGGTCAAAGCTCTTGGTCACTTGCCAGTGACGCAGCTTTATGTCAAGAACTGTGAAGCTGATGACATTATTGGCTATTTGGTAAGATACGATATTCTAAAATCTCCTATTATGATCGTGTCTTCTGATAAAGATTTGTATCAACTAATAGGCGAAAGTGTTCTGCAATATTCGCCTGGCCAAAAGAAAGTAATTGATACTTCGGAAGTCCTGCAAAAATTTGGCATTCACCCGACTAACTTTGTGACTGCGCGATGTTTCATAGGAGACTCTAGCGACGACGTGTCAGGAATCAAAGGAGCAGGATTTAAGAACATATCTCGTTGGTTTCCTTTTCTGGCTGAATCTGATTTCCACTCTTGTCAAGATGTAGTGGAACATGCTCAGTTTTTGTCTGTAAAAAACAAAGGTAAGACGATTAAAGCAATTGCCGAAGCCGGCACAGTGGCTCAGCAAAATTGGCGTCTGATGCACTTAGACACACAAAACTTGGCAGCAGATCAAGTCAAAAAAATTAGCGATCAGCTTGAAAATATTGGAAATTCCAATAAAATGGCATTGTTGCGCATGATGGCACAGCATGGCATGCAATCATTTGATATTAGTAGACACTTCGTTGCAATTAATTCCGTGAGGTATAGATGAATATTCAAAACCAATTTTTGAGGCAAATAATCGAAAACTCCAGCGAAGTGCACCACTTTTCTAGATATGGAAAGAGCTTCCAGGAAAAAATCTTTCAGGGCCTAATTTCTGACAAACAGTGGTCTAGTCAAATGGTAGAGGTCATGCGGCCTAATTTTTTTGATGTAGATTATCTGCAGTTTTTGACTGAAAAGTACTTTGCTTACTATGAGAAATACCGTTGCTTTCCAACTCTCGGCTTGTTAGTGCAAGTTATCAAAGAGGAGCTTTCTGATGGCAGTGACGATGTACTTCGAGATCAAATCATCGAGTTTCTTTTGCGAGTCAAAGCTAATCCCAACCCTGGAGACATTGGCTACGTCAAAGACAAGACTTTAGATTTCTGTAAGCGCCAAGCTTTCAAAGGCGCACTCGAGAAATCTGTGGATTTGATTCAAGGCGAAAACTTTGAGCAAGTAATCGACCTAATGAAGAACGCTGTCTCTATCGGCATGCAGAATTCTAGTGGTCACGATTTCTTCGAGGACATTGAGGCCCGATTCGTCAAGATCAATCGCAATGCTGTACCAACTGGCTTTGACCGCCTGGACAAAAAAGACATCTTCAAGGGCGGTTTGGGTCGTGGCGAGATCGGCGTTGTCACAGCAAATACTGGCGTAGGTAAATCACACTGGCTTGTTGCAGTTGGTGCAAACGCAATGCGTGCCGGCAAAAACGTTCTTCACTACACGTTTGAGCTGACTGAGACTGCAGTCGGCATTCGCTATGATTCTAACTTGTGTGGCATTCAAAGTAACGATGTTCAAGACAACAAAGATTTAGTCAAAGACGTTTATCAAAATAAAGACTTAGGCCGACTAATCATTAAAGAATATCCGACCGGCTCTGCTAGCGTTGTTACCCTGAGAAACCACATTGAAAAATTGTCTCTGAAAGGCTTCAAGCCTAACGTCATCATCATTGACTATGCAGATATTATGAAGTCTACTCGCTCTTATGATAGCTTGCGACATGAGCTTAAGCTTATTTATGAAGAGTTGAGGAATCTAGCAATGGAGCTGGATATCCCAATTTGGACTGCGTCACAAGCAAATCGTGACAGCGCACAGTCGGACATTGTTGGTTTGGAGAATATGTCAGAAGCTTACGGAAAGGCGATGGTTGCAGATGTTGTTATTAGTCTATCCAGAAAAGCAGCTGAAAAATCAACAGGCATCGGCCGACTGTTTATTGCTAAAAATAGAGC